CCCCTTACTTTAATAAATCAGTTCATCATGCAGACACCTAGTATCTTAATTAGATATGATGTCAATCTAGTCAAAGGACTGCCTATGAATGTCATCTCCCAGATTACAGGAGACAGTCCAATTGACTCATCTCTTATTGATGACTATGATAAATATGCTGCAATTTACAAAGTCCGCCATGATCTGATTCATTTAATCATATCCAGTCATCTCGGTTTTGATTTTGGTGAGAAACCAGTTGACACAATCCTGAAAGATAAAGAAATATTTCTTGATGATGCAAAATATTATAATGAAGTAAAATGTCAGAGTCCTGATCACTTCAATGTGATTGGCGACACCATTGAAATAATAGAAATCACCATTTCAAAGGACCAACAAGCCAAAAAAAGAAAAGCATCCAAGTATGCATTGTTGTGTGCTGTTCTCCAAAAATCAGGATTCAGAATCAACTTTAAAATATTTGTCATTCACCCTAATAATGTGAACATAAATAGAGATGAGCTGATTCAGTTTGGATTGAATGATCTAGTGATTGATGATATGATAACAATTTGCAAATATTCATTTGAACTTCTTAGAAATGTCCACAAGACCACAGATGGCAATCGGTGGTACATCACATTTCACAAAACCATGGACATTTCTCCTCAACTAAGTTTCTCTTTTGAGCAAGTCATAAATACTCACAATAAATTTGACAACAAATGCTTCCATTCTGAAGAAGATCTTAAAGATCTATTGATGGGAGAATCAAGAAGAGGAGTGACCCCATCAGATGATAAATTTATAGATTGGTGTGTTGAAAAAACAGAAAAAGTGATTAACCCATTGTTGCAAGTTGAGGACTTTAATGTTGATGTGTTTTATCAGTCTATGAGTGATAGATCTAACAGTATGACTCTTAAAAGATCTTTACCATTTCCTCTCATGCCCGTAGAAATCATAGATTCAGCTAACCGTGACACAAGGGATGATGTAGTTAAGCTTTTATCCATCTCTAGTATGATGTCTCAATCATTCAATCAAGTTGTTGCTGAGTTTGGCCAATATCTAGTAAAATTTTATGTTGGTTTATCAAAGAAGAGGGATGAATTGACCAATGATGATTATCTGTTTTATCCTGATTTGTCTGCAGAAGTTAAAGCAGAAATAGCTTTGGATGGGCCAAACAGGAAGAAGTACATAAAAAAGGGATCCTCTTTACATCAATCAAAAAGTACAAAATACAATGGATATTGTTTAAGTCCCTTTGTTGATGTCAGTGACATTGAGAATATAAGCTTCTATTTCTCACAGAAAGAGATCAAACAATCCACTGGAGATTTTCTGAATGATATGGAATTGTTATCTAACCTTGATGGGCCAGGGTTGCGATATGCAAAATTCTGCCAGTCAATATATAGAGAAGTGAACATTAATGCAATGAGACAAGATAGGAGACACAATTATGTCTTTAAACCAACAGGATGTGATGGAGTGTACATCCTAATCTATCCTGGAACAAAGTTGAGAAGTGGTGAAATGCCTAATATTGCATGGTTTAAAATAATTGTTGATAATGAGAAACTCAATGATGACCAGTTTGGATCACACTGGATCTTCAAGAAGGTTTATAGAGATGTCAAAGTCTCATATTCAGATTGGCTGTCTGTGGATGTACATAGATTAGATCATTACATCAGGTGTTATGACAAGATACTAATGGCATACTATTCTGTGGTGGTTCAAAAATATAAATCAGCAACTGATCTGAGTAAGTTTAGTCAGTCAATAGATGAGAAAGAGGAAAGACCCATATTCTCCCTACTACAAGAGGTGATGAGAGACACCAGTAACACTCTTGGTTTAATAATTTTGATTTACCTAGAAGACAAGAGATCTACCTCAAAAATGTTACAAAACATTAGATATTTAGTTATGACAAGCATCTCATTGACTCCCAAGTATTCATCAGTGTTTGAAAAAATGTCAGACCCAATCAGATCACCTCTACAATTGTTCCTTCTTAGGAAAGCTATCTCTTACTATGAGAAGATGAAAAAATGGGATTTGCCAAATAGTGTGAAATTTGGTTCAGTGAAATATGATCACAAATCCCACACTTTTTTAGATAGTCTGGGTGGTTCTGTTATTATGTTGCCACACCCGATAGTGAGCAGCCCATCAGGAACAGCTGATTTCTCCCAAATATTGAGTGAAATGTATTTTACCATGTTGTTCAATAAGAATCAAGATGATCCAACTCATGCCAGCTTTCAAATTCTAGATAAAATTATTGAAGGGGAGGAAAATTTCCAGTCAGTTAAACAACAAGGAAATCATCTTGGGTATAAGACAGGAATGTCTGACATTGAGTTTGCTGATATGATTGTTAACAGGCCCAAGAATCACCAGTTTTCTAGGAAAGCTATTGAAATAGGTTCAAAACTTCTTAGAACACATCTTGGGGATGAAGTTGGTGATCATTTTGTTATAGCTGCAGAGAAAGGTAACATGAACAAAACTCTTGATGAGTATGCAACTTTCAAATCATCAGCAATGAGGTCCAAGGACATATTTGATCCAAATCAAAAAATACAGAACCCAAGAAGAAGGTGTTTAGAAGGAGTTCTATCATTGCTTGAAAAAGGTGTATACACTTCATATCAGGTGGTCGACAAGTGTAAAGATGAAGAAACATACTATCATGTTTTCAAGAAGAATCAAATTGGCGGAGTGCGTGAAATTCTCATATTACCAATAACCAATAGAATCAGGATTAATGTGCTAGAAACATTTTCAAGAAATTTATGTCAATTTGATAGGAGAGAAGCATTAACACATGGTGCCACAAAAAATGATTCCTTGAAAGCCATGTTGTATAACTCAAAAAAACTCTCTGGTCTGAGAGCTCCAATGCATCTCACATTCGATAAGTCAAAATGGGGCCCTAGTTTCGTACCTATCCAGTTCATATACTTGTTTTCTTCTTTCAAAGAAAAGATTCCTGGTCTTTTCTCTTTTTTTGTTGATTTACTGATAAGACACCAGAACAAAGAGTGTTTGTTACCAGAAAGATTGACAAAAGCATGGCACAATGATAGTCATGATGAGCATTTCAAATCATATCCACAATTAAGACCTTTGAAACTAAAATTCTTAAAGGATAGAAAATTGTCAATGACCAATGAGTCAAACATGGGCCAAGGAATTTTGCACTACACTTCTTCTTTATTGCATTTGTGTCTCATTTCTTTTAGAGATGAGATATATAAGAGACTTTGTCAAAAAATGAATTATAATCATGAAGATCATGAGGATATACTCTCATCAGATGATTCATACACCATTTTTTGCCCTGAGTTATACAAAAATAACACTGCAACATTTGTGAAACACAAACTCACCTTATTTTTGAGGGCACAACGAATTGCAGAGCTTTTATTCAATTGCAGAACTTCCAATGTCAAGTCCAGTATTAATCCATTTATTGGTGAATTTAATTCCCTCTTCATTAGCAATATGACATTCATGCCAACTTTATTTAAATTTTGCTTGTCTTCTGTTCATCCAGTCAACACAGATTCATTTTTTAGAATGGTCAAAGAATCTTATGGAGCATCTAGACAAATTGTTGAGAATGGTGGTGGACTAGACCTTTACACAATATCTGCATTGTGCAACAAAAGATATTGTGAATCAGTGTATCATGTCAACATAGGAGGTGTCAACAATTATAGGAATTTCGGATTATCTCATATTCCTTATCATCTTGGTGTATTCCCCATCTTCAACCCAGCACTAATGGTTATATTCGGGCCAGAATACTATAATTACAAAATGTTCAAAACCCAGTGGAATGAGATGAACTCTGCCTCAAAAAAATTGTTCATGAGTGCACACAAAATGATCAAGGGTGATTTGATAAGTACTCTATCAGAGTATGAAGATGGTGACACAGTGTTGGGTGGGCTAGTTAGAATTGAAGCTAGTATTGGGCCTGTGAAACAATTGGAAAGAATCAAGAAGAATGCTCCATTGAATGATGAGCAACTGGGACAGATGATAGAAGCTGATCCTTTAATGATCTTGAGAAGAGCTAATGATTTGGAATCAGTTAGGTTCAAAACAGTTCACAAATTGTACACAGTGGGTTCTAAAGAGGCTCTTAAAAATATTGCCTCAAGCATATTCTATGGAAGGGTTAGTGCAAGTGTAAGTGCTAACTCATTCTATGTTCCAGGTGTCAAAATGGAAAAAACCACTTTTGCAAATTGTTTGAGGAGAATGATTGTGGAAGAAACAGAGATTGTGAACTTAGAAGATCAGATCAGATTCATCTATCCAAAGTATGTTGATTATAACATATTTATTGAAAATGATGAATTTGGAATGAGTTTTCATGCAAGAAACCCTTTTGAGATCCAAACAGTACAAAAACTAGTGACACACAAGATAAACACAAAATTAGTATTTAGTGTCACTGATCTATTGGCTTACAAATGGGAAGGTAAGCCAATCCCTGATGGTATATCTAATAAGGTTCAAAGAGACTTCTATATAATCCAGAAATTTTATCCAATGATTAAAGAAACAATGGAAGAGACATTGGCTCAATTCTCTATCATGGATTTAAAAGATAGAATCAAAGCACTCTTATTACTTGTTCTAAAGTTGTTTTCACTAAGAGAGAGGGAATTTAAGGGTGTGATTTTTGGCATGGGCTCTCAAGAGTTAACTAGATCCTATGAAGCTTTGTTGACCAGGAACTTCAGTAATCCAATATCTGGTGAGATGAGTGCAAGTAAACAGCTTTATAGACTAGGAAGTTCATTTGATAAGATATTCTGTGCTTATAATCACACAATATTAAGTGAATTTTCTGAAGGTAAAGTTGATTCCAATATGTGGGATGACATTAATGAGGAGGAATTAATTGCTTTTTTCCAAGATCCAGGAATTACTAGGCTAACAAAAAAAAGAATTTTCATGGTTGCCATATCGAATGGCTTCATGAATAAAATTGAGGAATGGTCTGATAGAGTTTACACTATTATACATGTTTGGGATTTGCGTCAGATCAGGAAAGATGATGGGACATATTATGGTGATTGTGATTTGACATTATTTATGGGTCACAGACAGTTAAATGTTATTTACAAACACAAGAAAGACAGATATTTCCTGAAGAAAATGCACATAACAGATCCAGAAACACTATATCAGTTTTTGGAAGAAGCAGCTAGCATTTTACAAATTGATATAACAAAGCTTATATCAAAATGTGGTAAAGGATCATGGACTTTACAAAATGAAAAGGTATTGCCCACTACTGATATTGGGTTTGCCATGGAAGATCTTAAAGAAAAATATGAGATTGATTTGCAGAATTGTTCCTTAGAGGTGAATGATGAAAGAACTCTGCTAAATCATCCACAAGGATACACAATTTATTCAACTGACACCGGATTACTACCATGCATTTTTGAACCAACTGATAAATATGACTTCCACGTGATGGGTTTGAGTTTTGTGAAGATGTGCAAGTTAGGGGCCTTCACTGTTGATTTCAACATTTTGTTTAAGAGCAGAGCTCAATGTTTAGAAGTTTTGGATGACATAAACGTTCCTAGGCCAGAGGTTACTCAAATGACCAAAAACCGTCTAGGCTTAGGAGAAAATTGGCATCTCAGAATACTGGATGACACTGATGAACCGGTGCAGCTGATTGATGCAACACCAGATTTTATGGATAGCTTCATGAACTCCATGATGAATGTTGATATTGAAGCAGAAGAGATAGAAAAACTAATTGGCTCTAGTTTGTCAGATATGGATCGAGTTGTGGACTTTCTGTTGAAATCTGATATTATTTTTTCTATGAAAACAGAACAAAGGTTGCACCAATCCAGGAAACTATTTTTGAAAATAAAGAATTTGAAATATGATTTAATTTGCCGTATGATTCTACTTGATATGAAGATAAACAAATTAACCATGGGTCAGCTGAGGGGTTCATTCAGGGGTGAATCATTGACTAATGTGATGTTTGCAACGATCTCCTTTTATGATAGAGTGTATCAAACTGAAACTGCAAGATCACCACCGGGTATAATTCTCAACATAGATGATGGATTCCTGTATAAGTTTGGCATTAGACATGACATTCTTAGTCTTGACCTTTGAATCACATGTTCGAAATTGAAGTAAGG